CCGATTGGGCGAGTGCGGTCGTGCTCAAGAAGTAACTTAACTGGCTTCATTTCAATTGAATCAGCTGCAAAGACTGTTGGGCCAACTGAAGTATTGCCTTGCTCATTCCAAGTCACAATAGTTCCAGTTATGGTGCGCTTAATTGTGTCGGCCGCTGTAACGACCATTGGGATATTAACTTTCATTTGGAATCAAATCTTCCTCTCGCTGAATTTGCTCAACGCTCATCGCGCCAATGCGGTTTAGGATTTCATAAACTTGAGCTCTCTCTAGCGCGTTACCGCGTAGGAAGTCATCAAGTGCAAAGCGCGTCATTACTGGATTAGGTGTGAAGTCCGGCAATGATAGGCGTTCCTCAATTGCCTTAAGTATTGGGCGAAGTGAGAAATCTACTAATGAGCGCCGCTCGGACACCGCGTTTGAGTAAGTCATAGAAGTCGTTTCGGCGCTCAAGAAGTAGGCAGGTATTCCACAGGCCCGAGCTAATTCTAGTGCTACATATTGACGCGCCTCTGCAAGTTGCATTGATTTAGGATCAAAACCAAATTGCTGCAATTCTACATCTGCATTTAAGAAAGCTGTTGAGCGAGATTGGCGAGCAGTTTTCCAAGCAGTTAGCAAGGATGAAATTCTTTCGGCAGTTAGATTAGTGCCATTGGACTTTAACACCATTGAAGGTGCTGGCTCTTTAGCATAATTAACTGCTGCGTTCTCAAGATAAACTGCTGCAGCAATTGTTTTTCCAGCTCTGTGAAGTAATCCTTCATCTCCGCCATCGAATCGGATAATTGAACCTACGCCATTAAGCGGAACTGACTTGCCATCAACTTTATAGCCAGTAATTGTTGTGTTAAGGAAATCGGTATCAACTGTAACGCGTTCTGGACTTACGCGAGTCCAAGCTCTTACGCGTCCGCCATCGGTTGCGCTATACATCTCAAGCACTTGACCATAACCAGCGCCATATAGCCAGATATCTTCTGCAAGCCAGCAATAGATTACGAATCCTGCAACTCTTGGGTCTGGCTGATTTATTACTCTGTGTGGATCAACATATTGACCAGTAATACGATTGAAAGTTGTTAAAGGTAATGAGCCAATAGTTCCGCATATGATATTGCGAGCTCTTGCAACGGATGGAACGCTCATTGCTAATTGGCGAGTGGTATTAGTTGCACCGCCAAGAATATTATAAACTGAATCGCTAATCTGAACTGGTGTTAAAGCTGCTTGAACATCAGTAACGGCAATAGGGCGCTTGGCCTCAACTGCTGGAAATAGGAAATCTCTTATAGCACCCATTGCTTACATTGTAAGCGAGCCGACTTACACTATTTGAATATCAACGCTACTTTCAGCCATAGTTGCATAGTGTGTTGCTAAAGCCGATGCAATCGCTCCGCAAATTGTCGTATTACTTACCTTGCGACCCATTACCCAGCCGCCGTCACCAAAGGGTAGCTTGACGGCGGATAGGCATTGCTTTGTCAGCTCATCTTGTCCCGAGTGAGCCAACCGCTGAGATGAGATTGCTCCCAGTAACTCATCGCAGCTTTGTGCATAGTCAAGGCCATCTATTGGCTCAACCCTAATACCAGCAGGAGCTAATCGCGCAGCTACTGCCGAAGCGGTTCTGGCTGAATAGGCAACCAGCTGAACTGGATACTTTCGCACCCATTCTGCTACATCATTAGCCATTGCTTTATCATCCAGATTGGCGGGGTTATGCCAAGTCTGAAGAAGTATGACTTGGAACTTATCGCCCTCAAGTCTTTGGCTAGCGACTAGCGCCGCTTCTTTTCTACTAGGGCTTAGATCAATAGCCAACCAAGTATCAGATTCAGGGTTGAGTCGAAGTCCCTCAACTTTGCAACTCTCCCACTGAGACGGATTGATAACTGGGTTAATCGTATCGACCCATTGACATAAGACTTCTGTGCGCACAATATCTTCGGGGTCTGACAATACAGCTCGGATATTATCTGGATGAACTGTTATGCCAAGTGATGGATTAGCTTGGCAGACACCTAGCCAGAAGGCTGGTGAGTTATCGAATTTTATACCAACTGGGGCTGACCATTCAAACCAACCAATATCATCTTTGCTACCAAATATGGCAGCCATTGCTCTTTCCCTAAGTTTATTTAGAACGATACTGTGTTGATCTCCAGCATTTGAATAAACCCATATTTGAGGATTTGGGCTAGCCATTTGGGTATATCGCAAAGCAGACCAAACATCCTCATCTTTATACTCTCGGGCTTCGTCTAGGTGTATCGTTTCAGGGGCTGCAATGCCTCTACCAGCCGAGTTATTGGCTCGGACGATATATCGCCTACCTTCAGTAAATTGGAGTTCTTGAAAGCCTTTACTTTCCAGCTTCTTAGTAAATTCAGCAGCTAGCCTAGGGTTTTGTTCAATAATTCCATAAATCTTATAAAAGAGCTCTGCTGAAGTAGTTAGTTTGTGAGCAGTATGAACTTGCAGTTTTTCTTTTAATACATAAATCCTAAATAGAATTTGAAGGGCCATAAAGGTTGATTTGCCTTGTTGCCGAGCGCAGAGCAGAGTAACTACTGGGTGAGCCCATCGGCCATCGGGTTTTTGTTTTAAGCTGTGATGAGCCAGCCATTGCTGCCAAGGCATAAGCTTAAAGCCGATTTCTTCACAAAATTTAATCATTTGCTCGCCTAGTGAGGGTAAATTGTTAAGTTTTGTGTGAATTCGCGGTTCTGCCACACCTCGGTAGGTCGATTCGTCCCTGACTCGGGCAATCTCTCCCAATTGAGCCATTTCAATTTGTTTCATTCCTGATAGTGCCTAGCCGAGCCATTTTCAGGGAAAATCTTCCCAATGGGGGTCGTGGGTCTGCTTGCGCGCTCAAAAAAGGTAGGGGTCATACGATCGCGCTTAGAACTATTGCATTGAGAGCAGCAAGCCACCATATTAGAAGCTTCATCAGTGCCACCTTTACTTATCGGTATCAAGTGATCAACTGTATTGGCTTCAAGCCCGCAATAGTGACAAGTATTGTAATCGCGTTGCAGCACTTGAAGTCTAGTCTTTTGATAATAGGTTGAGTTATATCTTCTGCTCAATGCCAGCCCCGAGTCTCAAGGTGATGCAGTGCATCGCAAGCGCATTTATATCTATGTCTTATGTATTTAATGTGTGCATCTATTTGCTGCTTAGGGGTAAGGTCTCTATACCAAGTAGAACGCATCTGACCAAGGCCATAATGTGATCCATTACGAGCCTTTGGATTCCATCTACTCTCTTTATAAATTAACCAGTTATAACATTGGAATTCTGACCAATCTAATTTGTTATAAGCATAAAGCTTTAGATTCATATCAGCTTCTGATGATTGTATAGATATAGCCTGTAAGGCCAGTAGCATCAGCGAAAGGCAATAGGCTGTCCTAACCTTCGCTGAAGGGCCAGCTATGCGCCCGCGCTTTGGCGTTATGGTAATGCCTCTGTCAAATATCTTACGCATTGATTTAATCCTTATCTCACTATATGGACAAGTTTTATTAGTATTTGCTATAAATCAACTCCATCAGGCATATCCATATGGTCATCTACATCTCTCCATATTGGGTATATGTCATCTTTCATTCTAACTCCCATATCTTCTTAAACTCTAACTGGCCTGATTGAAAGGCGTTCTTCAGCGTTTCCTTGCCGTCACTATGAAACTTAGTAACCAGATAAGGCTCAGCTATTGTGCCTTCTAGCCATTCAACTCTTTCACCATTTGGATCAATAACATCATCGCCATTGATATAGTGGAACTTCTCTAGTATCGCATCGCGAGATGATTCTCTTACTGTCTCAACTATCTCGCTAGATATATTGCTCTTTACCCATTTGACGAATTCTCGTTCATTCTTGATAACCCACTTAAACTTAGGCTTACTGGTAGTCACATACGCGATTACATCATCACCATATTCAGCCTTTACTCTGTCTGCACCTATCTTGTCCATCTCTGTCTGTAAGGCCGCTCTTAGCCTATCCTTGGCCTTCTTAGCCTCATCAGCTATCAGACTTACCGCTGCCAGTTCTAGGCTCAGTTCTTTGATTCCCATTGCGCTCCCTTTCTTCTTGCCTTCTTAATCTGGTCTCAAGTGATGCCAGATTGATACCACAATCCTTAGCAATAAACTCCTTATCAAATCCCCATTCCATCAGCTGACGGATATATCTAATCGAATGGGGTCTGCTTACTTCTTCCCTGCCCATCCTTCTCCTTTGAATATTGCTGGCGTTGGATGCCATACGCGCCACATCGGCACATTGCAATTATCGCAGGTTACTTCATATTTCTGGACTATTGATGCAACTAGCTCTCTTGATTTATCGCATTTGTCGCATCGATATTCATAAATTGGCATTGTATGGCCTTTCCATAGTGCTATTGCCTGTCCAATACTTCTCGCTCAGCTTGTCAAATCCAGCAGCTAATCGGCATACTCGACATTTACCAGATTTCATCTTCCATCCACCGCATTGCTCGCAGCGCACAATATCGTCCTCTTTACTAGCTACGCGATCAGATGGATAAATGATGCGCTGAAGGAAGCATCGCTGGCACTCAACCAACCATACTTCCTCAGGCGCTTCTGCAACATCCTCAGTGTTAAACCGCTTTAGTTCGATATGCGGTGTAACTAGCTTGCAATTACTGCAAGGGAAAGGGTGTGCATCTTTAATCATTTCTGAAAGACCCAATGCCCATCTGAACCGACTCTCATCCATTTAGCAGGATGACCGGACTTAGGCGTAGGACAAACCCAACCCCTATATTCCTTGCCTTCCTTTGTGCCAGTCTTTAAGACCATTGGCCCATCTCCACCAGAACATAATGGAATTTCATCAATTATTTCAGCACCTAATTGGTCTGCTATTGCAGTTACATCCCAGACAATTGGCTCAGGGTCATTAGGGCGCTGTTCTTTTATGAATTCCGCAAGAGCTGGCTTAGTCGTTTCAATTGCCTTCTTTGGGCTTTGTTTAGTCTTAGCGAAGTATCCAGCGAGGTTAAGTGCGCGTCCCAACGATCCAGTTTCCGCAAGCTCCAGTGCATATTGCTTGGATTTAGACTCACTGGATAAACCTGTAGTCCAAGGGTGTGTGTCAGCTTCAGTGCGATATAGCTCAGTTTTAATGATATAGACATCGCAATTAGCCACAAGCGACTCCGCCAAGATATGAGTCTTGATTCTATAATCTGGGTAAGCATTTATAAACTCCTTTAATCTATCTTGGACACTTACATAATCATCTAGGTAATTCGACATCTAACTTCTCTCTCCCTGCGAAATCATTTATCGCATCTTCTAACTGTTCTTTTAATGAGTAAAATGTGCCATCTGGCCAGTTCTGTGCATCATCGGCGCAAGGTTGGCAATAGAACCTAACCTGTGCTTTACGAAGCGGTGTCTCGCTTTGGACTTTCCAGACTGCTGGTGTTGTAGCTCTTAAATCCCAGCCATTTTTATTTTGTCCCCAGCGATATTTGCAGTAGTCGCAGTATTGATTGCTATTGTGATTGCGAGTCAGACTCAATGTCGTCCCAATCTTCTGGTGTCGAAAATCGTAATCTACCCAAGATAGCGGCATATCCAATGAGATCGAGATACGAATCTTCGCGCTCTGGACTTTCCACCATTCTTGAGAGTTTGGTCGCGATAGCAATAAGCGCCAAGTCAGCTGGGTCTCTGAGCTGAATACCGAGTGCTTTACTGATTTTGAAAATGCGTAATAGATTGTGCCTCGGGTCGCCATACTCGATGCCCCTGTCGAATAGTGTGTTTCCAGCACTTTCGAGCCATTCATTTAATGATTTCTGTGTATCGGACACTTGCTCTGCCTCTCTTATATCCTTCATTAAAGGCTTTAGCTTTGGCTGAACTCCAAAGAGCCCATAAGTAAAGGCCGAAGAATGGAACGCCGATGATTATTGCAAAGACTTGCGTATCAGATAAATTAGGAAACATCTGCACTCACCCCATATTTATCTAGCCAATATGCAGAGATTTCAGCCTTTGATAAACGACCTCTGAGCTGCTTCTTACCCATCCGCTCTTTAGCGAATCGCCTGATTATTGATCCCTTAACCCAATTTGTCTCATCAGTCCAAGCCCCTGCTTGAGAATCGAATCGAATTAGAGCTACTTTATTTACCATTTTGCTCCCGTTCTGTAATCCGTAAATGGATTAACGGGTTAAATGTATTTGCTTAAATCTATTTAGACAAGCAATAGCTCGGCGAGTCGTATATCAAAGAAGCCGCATAGCCTCTCGGAATGGGCTTTGTTGCTAAAATCGGTTGTAATCGGAAGGCTCTTCAAAACCCACTCAGGCTCTATTAGAGCCCCTAAGTCAAACTGGTAGATGCCCTTAGGTGTCGCATTGATATACAGGGTCTTAGCGCCCGTCCTAGCCCTTATATCGGCCAGATAATCCCACTTCTTCTTCTCAATCAATAAGCGGTCATAGTGCGTTCTACGGCATTTGAGCTCGATATAAGAATCGCTAGTAATGCCATCTGCTCGGTCGGTCGCTGATAAGGGCGTCAAGTCTGGGTAAAGCGACTTGAGAGCCTCGAATAACTCGACTTCCCTAAAGTAGATTAGTTATCTTCCTCGCCATCTTCCCAACCAATTTTCTTTATTGGGTCATCGGCTGGCACTATCCAATCAGGGTAAGAGCTACGATCCATAGCAAAGGCCAGAGAAGTGCCTTCGTCCATTCCAGCTCTGCGACAAGCTTTATAAACTTCATTGGCTGCAATAGCCCAGAAATCAATCTTTGTTAAAGGCGTCTCTTTAGTAGTGCGCTTACGCTTTACTGGCTTCTTACTTACGCGCTTTCGCGTTG